CGCCTTGCGACTTATTGCCTTTTTGTACGTTACAGCGCTTGCAACAGGCCACAGCGTTATCAAAGCTCATTACTAATTCAGGCGCTTTACTTATAGGTATAACGTGGTCTACTTGGTCTGCATCTGCCCCGCAATAATGGCAAACAAAATTATCTCTAGCTAAGACTTGGTTTCTAAACTTGTAGCGATAAGCTCTGTTTAATCTAGGGTCGCCGCGCTTAGCCATTAGTACCAACCCCGTTTCTTATAATGAGCCCAAGCTAAACACGGGCTACCTTTGTATAACCTATGGTTATCTATGTACTTTAGACCTAAGTCTATCTGTTTATAAGGGTTTGTTTCTTTCATCTTTAACAGCTGTGGTATTCCATAAGCTGTAGAGTATGGGTTTTTAGCTTTAGGCCGCCAATTACTTTCTTTAGTCCAAAGCTTTTCAATACACTTAAACTCTTTATATGAGCCTATTTTTATATGAGCATATATTTTATAAGCATCTATAGCGTTTATATCAGCCTTTACGGGTAAAGTCTGTAAAGATAGCAAGCCTAAGATTAGGCAAGAGTGTAGCCCTAGCTGTCGCAGCGTTCGCAAGCTAGCGCCCTTCGGGGCTTGCGTTCCGCGCAGACAGCGTACCCGATAAGTCAAGTGTAAAGCCAATATGTGGATAACTTGAGCGCAGTTCGGGCGTGTTATCCACAGGTTTTTTAAGCCTGTGGATAACTTTTTTGCGTTTAGGTAAATTATCTAACCTTTCCAAGTTTACTCTTATGTAAGCTGTCAACGGCCTTTGCTCCCATCGCAAAAAGCATCGTATGGAAAGCTATGGTTTTAGATTTTTCATTAGGGCGTTCAAATTCCATTTTTACAGGCATAATCGTTACGGCATCGGTTTTTGCCCACATAAAGTTAAACCAATCGCTGCGAGCTGTAGGCATCAAAGCTAAACCATTTCCGTTTTCTACAAACTTTGAGGCCCACGCCGCCGGTTGGCTGTAAGGCGGATTCATCCATACAAAAGAGCCACCCCAGTTTTGAGCCAGACCATCATCGGCTTGGCTAAACCAACGTTTAGCCGGTATCCACGGTATGCCGTGCGCAGGGGCGCACACATCTAAGTCAAACTGTAATTCTAAAACGTCAAATAACCACTTAGGCGTGTAATAATCGTTGCTCGTAACAGATTCGGTAACTACGTTGAAAAGCGCACTTTGCATTAGTTATGCACCTGCCTAGCGTTATCTACATCTACTAACGTTATATCTAAGAGCCCGCACCTAGTGCATTGTAGGCATTTGACGTTAGGTGGTAGGTGGTTTGATACTACGCGTTCTAGCTGTAGCGTTACGGTTTTGCATTGTCTGCATTTAGCCTCTATGTAAAGCATAGTTTTTAGCACCTTTCTAACCTATGATAACGGGCTTAAAGCACCCCGGGTTATAGTTTTTTCTTTCTATAATTACTTTTAGTTTAGTTCTTTCTGTGCCTTCTTCACCGGGCTTTTTATACAAAAATGGCTCTAAATCCAGTAATGCAGGTATAGGTAGCATTAGTAAACCATCTGTAAATCTAAAACAAACCCGGTGATACGCTGTAGGTAAATCCTTAAAAATAGGCATACAGCAAAGCATTTGTATTTTAGAATAATCAAACAGCACCGGGTCGCTACTAGGTTGATTAAGCCAGCGTAGCTCTAAATCACCTATGTAATTAGACCGCCCGCCTAAATCCCGTTCGTTTATGTGATAATCACTTACATAAAACGCCGGGGTAGGTGTTAGTACCCACGGGTAACAAGTGACTAAATAATTAGCTAATAATTGTTCGTGCTTTGTACTTGTATAACCGCCTTTAATTGGTATCACGGGCAGCCCTTTCAGTATCACTTAATAGCTCATCTGGTACAGGCTCGCGCTCTGATACCGGGTCTAAGTTACGCCCGGCCTCTAATAAAACTTCCGCGTGGTCATCTGGCTTGAGCCATTTATCGCCATACTGTCTTAGCCATATTGGGTCACATTGATTACCCTTAACTTTCTCAGGGCACATATAACCTTTATAGGGCTTACCTGTTTTATTAGATAAACCCTCAAGTAGCACTCTATGCCCGTGTTTACATATTGGCGGCTCTGGCATTACCTCAGCCCCTAGCTTGGCTTTTAGGGCGCTTATTGACTCAGCGGCGCTAGGTACTGCACCGCCTGCTCCGCGTGTCTGTAATGGGGCCTGTATGGCCTCTACCTTTTCCATATCTTGCCTAGTAGGCCTACCAACACCGCCCGGGCTTAGCAAGCCAATAACACGCCCATAGGCAGAGGTTACGCAATTTTCAACCCAAAAATTAGCATTTACGCCGCGGTCTGACCTAACCTCTAGCGCATAATCTACAGCGCTTGGCTTATCGTCCTCATAGTTTTTATAAGCCTCAGCTCTAATTAAAATATAGCCGTTTTTGAGGTCTATGTCCTCTATGTAGGCTACTAAGCGTAACCCGGGAAACTCAGCTCGCGCTCTTTTAATACGCGCGTTTACATCTTCATAACCGTCTAGAAAGCTCATTTAGTCACCTCTTTAAGCGCCTTAGCTATATTGCGCCCTCTTAGGTAGCCGTCACCGTGGCCCTCACGGTATCCCGTACGGTAGGCCGCTAACATAAATAGCCCTACGATTAGTACTGTTAATGTAATTACTGCTAAATCAGTTAACATAAATCACCCTTTGTTAAGGCTGATAAAACTACTACACTAAGTAGCCCTCTCAGCGTGTAGTAAAAGTATGAACCCTACTACCGACATAAGGCAACACGACACGCTAGCGCTTTAGTCTGTCCTCTAAAAGCATCTCATAAATCCGGTCTACTTGGCCCTCTATACGCTCAACACGGCCTCTAAGGTTATGCCCGCCGTTACCGTCTGGCCTTAGCTCTGATAAATAAAACTTAACTAAATGGCGTACCAGCCCAACCCCTACCGCTGCAAGGCTACAAAGTCCTAGCGCTATAGCTAATAGGGTTTGGGCTTGGTTCATTACTTAGCGCCTATGCCGTATTGTTTTTCGTTAGGCTGTAATGCTTTAACTAATGGGCCTAATAAACCTGCGATAAAGGCGTTAGCCAATACTTTAGGGTCTGTAATGCCGGATAGGTATAGAGCTGCAACGCTTGCTAGCGCGGCACGTCCATAGCTATAGGCAGCCGCCTCTAGTTTTTTCTTGTCCATTTTTGCTCCTAAATGCCCTTAGTTTATTTGTGTAAGTACCGCTACTGTATGCGTTGCATTATCTGCAACGGCATATAGTGCTTCGTGGTCGCCCACGGGTACAGTTAATTTATCGCCATTATCTAGCTTATAGCCGTTACTTGTAGTTACATCTGGGCCGCCTAAATATATCGCGCCGCCGCCTAAGTTATGTAAAATGGCTGTTTGGTCAAAATCTGATTTAGGCACTATTACTACAACCTCAGTACCTACCACTACTTGCGCGCTAGTTGGCATTTTCTTGTCCTAACTTTGCAATTAGTTTAGCGGCTTTTTTAGCATTTACCGTTATTTCAAAGTGCATTTCATCTTTACGGTTACGGTAATCCCCGCCCCACGTTAGGCCATACTTTTTAGCTAAAGCTCTAATCATTGGCACTTTATCGGCTGGAAACGTACCTACAGCTGCTAGCGGGTGTTTAGTCGCATTTAGGTCTATAGCTGTACCGCTGCTATGGCAACTTAAACGGTCTGTACTACCGCGCACCATACGGAAAGCGTAACCCCACTCATCTAAAGCGCCCTCATCTATTGGCTCTATTAGCGCGTGAAACTCAGCGGCAAAACCTACTAATAACGGTGCTACAGCCTCAGCGCATCTAAGTTTTCTATTAGTGCCGGGTACTGCGTAGCTTTTAATCCCAATTTCTGCCGGGTCCTTACTGGCAGGCCAGCCGTTATAACTTGTTAGCAATTACAAACCTAAAGCCTTTAAGTCATCAGCAGTAAGGCCTAAAGCTGCAAGTTTTGCTTCGGCTGCTGCCTTTTGGGTGGCCTTTGCAGAATCCTGCTCTGCCTTCCAAGCATCGTATTGTGCAAAGCCAGCCTCAAATTGTGCCTTAGTGATTGGCTCACACTCTAAAAATGTAATGCCTTCATAATCATTGCCTGACATAATCCAACCGCCTGTTGGAATTAGCATTGTTAAGACTTCGTTTCCTCTTGCCATTATGGTGTGACCTCCATTAAAACGATTGTGCTTGAAATGTTGTATTCCTGAGTTACTACGGCAGAGACATTGACACGATTTGCAAATTGTGTTTTGTAAGTAGTTGCTGATGTGGTTGCTGGGCTGTCTAAATACTCACAACTAACCGCGCCGACATTATTAGCAACTGCTGCTCCAGTATATGCCGCCTGATTTGCAATAGTTAAAATATCAGTACTAGCGCGTCTTAATTTTATTTGAACACCAGAACCTGAATTGCTAGAAGTTTTAGAAACGCCGTTTTGACTTACAAAAACGAGAACTTTATTGCTTGCACTTGTTGGCGTAATTGTTGCGGTTAAGCCTGTGTCTGCATAAGTGCTTGTTGCATTAGTAGTTTCTGTTGCATAAGAAGCAGTTACAATTTGCACTACTTTTGATGTTGGACTAGCCCACTCTGGAGCAGTTGCACCGCTATTTACGGTTAAAACTTGTCCGGCTGTACCAATTCCTAAACGTGCAGGTGTTGAGCCGCTAGATGAGTAAATAGTATCGCCTGTAGTAGTCATTGGGTTAGTCATACCAGTAGTATCTAAATTAGCCCACGCACTACCTGTGTAATAAGTAGTTACATTTGTATCTTTAAGATAAGCAAATTGCCCCTCTTGAGGTGATGTTATAGCTGCATCTCTAGCAGTTGCATCTGCAAAAACTAATACACCTTGCATTAAATAGCCGTTAGTATCGGCGGCTGTTAAAACCTCACCTGTGGTAAAGGTCTTAAATCCTAAGCCCGCTGCCATTGTTCCCCCTAATAGGCCAATACGCCGGTGTCTAGCACCCCGTATAGGCTTGAGTCTAGTATAAAGCCGTCTATTATCGGCTCTAGTGTGGTTAG